ATAATTTTCTACCTATATTTGTTTCTTCTTCGGTAAAACCATTCTCTTCTACAAATGGACCTATAAGAGTTTGTGCTTCCATTCACCTTTCTCTAACAGTTTCTTTTTCAGATCCTAAAAAGTATTCACAAAACTGATGCATCACAGTTCCTCTATTAGCAGAAAATTTAGAAATCCTATCAGCCTCTTCTTCTCCTACTCTCTTTCTCCATTTATCAATTCCTGATTTATCAGTCATTGCCCCTAAGATAGTGGTTACTGATGGGTACTTAATACCTTTACCTAAGTTATAGTATCTTTTACCATTTATAGTTTCTGTTGTTGCTAAAGATTCAGCTGTTGCCATATTATTGTTTTTTGCCTAGAAAATTTTCTTGCTCTGCTTTTGTAGGATAACCTAATTCTCTTTTACATTCAGAGCAGTATTTTTTCATAGAGTTTGATTTATCAAATTGTACAAAAGTCTCGCCTTTGTGCTTGCATTCATTTTGTATTTCTTCTTTTGCCTTTTCGAGTTGGTTAACTTCCTTCTCTATTTTATCAACCTGGTTTCTTAAAATATTAGGATCATCAGTTTGTTCCATAGTTCTATAATTTTTTCTTGGTTATGGATAAATAGAAGATATAGGACTCTTAGTACTAAGATAAGACCGGTGGTTTTAACTGCGGATACTAAGAATGGCCATAGTCTAAAATAATCTCTATCTGGTGATAATACTAAAAGAAAAGAATCTGTATTGTTAATTTTATTAAATTCAGGTGATACATAATCTGCAATACCTAATTTTAATAAAAATTTATCATGTTCTCTTAGTTTCATCAAGACATAACCTTCTTGCGAAATTGGCGCTGTTGCAACCTCTTCCGGTAAATTAATCACGGTGTAGATTCTTCCAATCCAATCTACCCTAAAGCCTTTTTCGTTTAAGGCAATTTCCTCAGACTTAGCAACCTTTCTTATTTGCCACCAAATCTTGAGTTCTTTGTAAAGTTTAATTATATACATATCGGTTTGTTTATTATGTATTTAGGCATCAGCAAATAGTTTCATCCCTTCGAGCTGTTTTTTAACTATTTTCCTACCCCTAAATATTCTGTTCTTAACTGTTTGTAAATTTATGCCTTTTTCTGACTCTATCATAATATCTAAAATATCTTGATACGATCTATGATTTAAAAATCTTTCTATCATATATCGCTTGTACATTGGAGGCAACGCATTAATAGCCTCATGAGTTAACCTAACCTGTTCATCTAAAGTTGTTTGTTCAGTTTCCCAATCACTTTCAGTTTTAGGAAGATATGAATCATGTCTTAGAGTAATAGAAGGTTCCATTGGTGGTTCAACACCAGCATCAGTAAATACATTCATACTTACTTTCTTATTTCTAAATCTAATCCAACCTATACATTCATTATATGCAATACGATATGCCCATGTAGTAATTTGATAATCCTCGTTGTATTGATCAATTTTTAAATATACAGTTGTTAATGTATGAGATACTATATCATCAGAAATTAAAGGATCTTTAATAATATTATTGACATAGTTCCATAGACCTGGTCTCATCTTATGATAAAGCTCATTATATACTTTTTCATTTCTTGTCTTTTTAAATTCTGTTGCTAGTTCCTTGTAGGTTTTCTTTTTTGTTTTACTCATTTATAAAATCTTTGATGGTTAAATAATTTACTGGTGTATAATTCCAAAAATCTGTACATACGTTTATTCTATTCATTTTAGACAAGTCAGTCTTATGAGAAAATATTGTATGACCGTGAAAGTGAAGTGTACCTGAATCTTTACCATTCCATGCATCTAATGGATAGTGGCAAATTATAGAATCAAATTGAGGTAATTCTACAATCTGATCTTCTAAAATAGATACATTTTCAAATTCGTGTTGAATATCTAAAAAGGCCTCATCAGCACTACCTATCATAAAATAGATTTGACCATTGAGTCTTTTTAGAACAGCTCTTGCTGTTTGTGGATCCCATGCAAAATTTCCTAGATGAAAAACAATATCATTTTTCTTTACTACCTTATTCCAATTTTTAATGAGGGCAGCATTCATTTCATCTACATCATTAAATTTTCTATTAGCAATCTGAAGTATTTGTGGTCTACCGAACCAAGTATCAGATGTTATATAAAAATCATTAAGGCTTTCTAAATCTTTTTGCATAAGTTTTTGTTTACAGATTAACTGTTATAATACAAATATAATAAAATTAGTTGGGAACTGAAAATTATTAAAGAACTTTTTTCTAATTAAAGAATAGTTTCTTTACCATCTATGATATCCTGATAGTTAACACAACATTTAGATCTTTTAATTTGATCTGCGTTTTCTTTAAGATTAATTTTATAAATAGGTTTAATGTATTCTTCATTTAAGTGAGTCTTAAATTCTTTTGGTAATTTCTCTCCATAAAAATCTTCATATACTTTAACATATACTCTTGCCATTTTATCTGCTGCCATACCAGATGCTGAGTTAATTTCGGCAACCCAGCAATCTCCACTCTTATCAATCATTAAATCTATTGACCAAAGACCAAGTTTTAATTTTTCTCTAACCTTTTTACAGATATCATTTACTTTATCCATAAAATCTAATTTACTCATATCTTGATCTACATAAGTAAATTCGGTTTGTTCATCGGCTTCTTTATCTTTAATTTCATTTTCATTTAAAGAAACTCTCTCATGAACTAACACAGGATCATCATTCATTAGTAAAACTCTAAATTCTCTATCAAGATCTTTTGCTTCTGAATAGTTTTCAAATTTACCTTTGCTTTTTTCTAAGTCTTCATAAGTATCAAATATTTCAATACCTAAACCAGAATGGCCATCATCTGGTTTTGCAATAATAGGAAATTGTAAATCTTTTGCATCTTCCTTTTTATAAACTGCCTTTGGGATAAAATCAGCATCTTTAAACATTTTATAAAAATCACTCTTATTACCACTAACCTTCATTGCTTCTGGTAAGTTATACATAACATCTTCTGATACATTGTATTTCTTTAAAAAATCTAAACCTTCTTTTGAATTTCCACCATAATAAATAAGAGGTAGTTTTGGATTAACATCAAGGTCTTTTTTATAATCACCCTGTGCGTAGAATGAATTAAATAGTTCACCTAAACATACATCGTTTATTTTACCATAAATTCTTTTATTGTTTTTACCAGTAAGACCTTCTATCCTTTTACCTGCTAATATAAAATTAACCTTCTTAAGATAGTCTTCATTATTAACTGATTCATTAAAGCCTCTTTCTTTAGCATCATTCTCCACCCATTCTTTATCTTTAGCAGATAACTTTCTAAAATCTTTATTGAATCTATGGAATGCTATTAAATCATGAATATCATCCATGTTATAACCTTTCTCAAGTAAAGCTTCTTTTAATAAATCTTCTCTACCTAATTGCTTATATACTTCTTTTCTGGTTTTCTCCATCTTTTCAGCATACTTAGGATCACTCTTTCTGTTAAAAACCACTTGCTGAGTTAAAGACCCGCTAATTTTTTTAACATCTTTATTTCTAGTTTTTATTAACCATGCGGCTAAATCTTTTATAGAAAGATCTTTAAACCTACCGTTTGCATCAGGTGCATCAGAGTCATGCCAATCGGGCGCTCCTGTAGGTTTCTTCTCACTTATGAACTGTTCAAATAATTTTAAGTATTTCAAAACAAATTTTATTTTGTTTATATATTTCCAAAGATTGCATCAGATATCCATTGGTGTAAAAGATCATCATGCCTATCCACAGTATAACTTGCATTACCATTAAATACTAAATCATTCATTTGGAGAACTTCTTCTTCTAGTTGGTTTAAACCATCTAATGCTTTACCATTAGGATCAATTAAGAATTCTCTCATATCTGGGAATGACTGAGGATTAAATGATTTTTCTAGCATTTCACCTACAAGATTAAAATGTCTTTCATATAAATGTAATGAATGTGCGATATGAGTATAAGTACCTAATTCTAATTCCGGGTAGTATTTTCTTAGATGCTCTAACATTTGAATTTGCAATAAACAAAAGAATGCAACATCAGTAGGCATACCTAGTATTAGATCATTAGACCTCATATCTAATGTAAAGTTTAATTTATTATCTCTTATTTGAAAAACACCATTAAGAGTACATACAAAATCTTTATTACCATTCCATTGATGAGAAGGTTTATTAAAATGTATAATTGCCTGCCTTGAGTCTTTATCTTGAATTAAAGAATCTAATGCCCATTGGTATTGATTCCTACCATCTTCTAATTCTTCAGTAAAGATAAGATTACCATAAGCGGAATTAACTGAACCATCTTTATTTTTAATCTGATCCCAGAATTTTGCATAAGGTGTAATAAAGTCGGCATCTTTACGACCGGTAAAATACCATACTAACTCTGCTGCAATATATTTAAACTGACTACTTCTACGAGAATTCTCATATAAACAATACCTAGGATCTTCGACAACTAGTGCTGCATCAGATACTTCAAATATCTTCATACCTCTAGGTGAGGATTGATATTGTGGGTTATACAATATATCGTTTAATGCTAATTCATAAGCATCGGCAAATGTTTCTCCGTTATAAACTCTCATCTTTTTTTATTTAGTTTTTCTTTTACATTCTTATATGCTTGTTCTACTACATCTCCATATTCTGCATATTTCCATTTCTTAGGATTTTCTGATCTTAGTCTTTTAGATTCTATAAAAACTAAGTCTTTAATTCCTTCATAGTGTGCTTTGTAAAGTATATCTTCTGCTGACATTATTCAAATAAGTTTAATTGTTTAGGTGATCCTGTGATAGTATTTTCATGCTTTAAAAAATCTATGATAATATTAGATACCTCTTCAGCACTCATGGTACCTAAATGGATTTTTAATTTATTTTTAATTTTACTTAAACGATGAGCTCTATTAAAACCATCAACTTCTGCTTTTACTTCTTCTTCATTACCATAAAATGATAAGCCATCATCTCTCTTTAAAATAGTATGAGGATCGTTAGTTAATGTTATAAGATAAAGTTCCTTTCTTAGTTGCTTAACATATCTTTTTTCAATATCAAAAATATAATCACCTGAATACTCTCGGTAAAGAGGGGAGTATACCGATTCTCCTAAATGAGATCTGTTAAAGATAATATTAATATCTTTATCTTTAGATGCTATCATAAGCTTAAACATATCATCATACAGCTTCTGTGAATAAGAAATATGTTTTTCCTTATCATCTTTAAAAGGTAAAGAAGAATAATGTAATTTTTGAAATACTAAATCATTTACTTTTTTAATGATAAGATTTTGTTGAGTATCTTTACCTGTGTTATCAGTACCTTCTATAATAATGAATTTGCTCATTGTTTTATTTTTATATAGTTAAAAGTTAGAATTGTTTATTTCTAAATCAAAATCAGTAAAATTCTCAAAGTCTATGTTGTCTGCATCCATTCTACGATCAATAGAATCACCAGGCATTTCTCTGGCTTTTAATCGTTCTCTTCGGATCTTTTCATCAACATTTAAATATATGATGGTACATTCTTTTCTATCAACAGGGTCAATATGACCTATGCCTTTAGGTGTCATAATAAAAAGGTTACAGCTCGTAGTAAATTGCCTTTGGCTTGTACCGTAGTACCAACCATTAAATTCAATCCATTCATACCAGTAACCTTGGTTAATTTTTCTCTTAAAGCTTTCATCTGTTAAAAAGAAATAATCTTTACCATCTATTTCTCCTTCTCTAGGCGGTCGAGTAGTATATGAAATTCCATATTGAAAACCTCGACCGCTAAGGATCTTTCTCATGTGATCTTTTCCAGCAGCAGCCTTCCCTACTAAAATAACTTTATTCATTATTTAGAATCTTCTTTTTCTTTTACTTCAAAGGTAGTTTCTAATCTTTCTAAACAATCTTCTGCTTCTGCTAAAGATTTTGTTTGTTCAACCATTTCATCAATAATCTGTGGGTGTTCTCCGATACCAACCGGGTTAGTTAAGTATACAGTTAATGTTGCGATTGCTTTTGTTTTTTGTGCTACGAATTGAGCCTTAAGCGCTTCATAAAGAGCATTTGAATTTGTACTTGCCATAATTTAATTTATTAAAAGTTGAGTGTTATCGTAATTATTTTTTATTTGTTCATTAAAGAATTTACCTTGAGATTCTGCTTTACATAGATTGTCATAAACATCAGGTTCTACATTACTGTATTCATAAAGTGCACCTGAATTAAATTCAATCTTTAAAGACTTGTTAGGGAAATTGTAAATGACTCTATTTATCATTGAAGAGTCTACTGAGGAGTTTTGTTCTATCATCATTTTTCTAATTTTATAATATTATAAAGATATATTGCTTGTTTTATTGTTAACTGTTTAGTTTGTGCAATCCATTTCCATGCATTGCTCTCATCATCAGTTTCGCACGCGGTTACATGTGTTCCGTTTTTTGTTGTGAATTTAAATCTCGCCATAATACTGTTTATTTTTATATTGCTTTTTCTTAAAAGGTTTACTTTATTTTATAGCTTTCTTTAAAGTTTCTAAATCAGAAAGATACATATCTTTAGGATTAGTACCTTCTATAATTTTCTTTTCAGCCTTCTTCTCTGCTTCTTGTTTTAATAATTCATCAAACCTTTCTTTTGTTAAAGAATAGATAGGCATATTAAGTAGATAGTTATAAGATCCATCAACCTCATCATAATCAGCAGTTTCTAAATAAAGAATAATGTTTTTCTTAGGTGCATTGTTTACAATAAGTTTACCATCAATAATATCTTTTATGAACCTTGCCTTATTTGAAATAATAAGTAATTCTCTCACTAACTTTGCAATCAGATAAGCCTTTCTGGTATCATACCATTTTAATCTTACTTCTACAAAGTGATTAACTATTTCTTCAACCTTATTAAAAATTTTAAGTTTACCGTTTTCATCTATTGTTGTAAGGTTTTCAGTTTCTTGTGTATTAATTTTTAATAAAGCTTCTAATTTATTTCTACTTACATAGTCTTTAAGAATGGCTCTTTGGAACTTAAGTACATATTCTACTTGCCCTGATGAATTATCATCATATCCTGATATGATTCTTTTTTCGGTTAAGTTATTTAAATGCTCTTCATATCTTTCGTATGTAAAGCCTGGAGGAATTTCAGTTACCTTAACTGTTGTTGTGTTTAGCACCTCATACAACCCACTTATCTTCCATGTTTTTGGATTAACTGTATCTCTAGTAAAAGTGCCGCTAAACTCTTTTAACCAAGGTGCTAAGACTGGCATCTTTTTGCCCTTAAGAACAGCGATGCATGCATTAACAACATCCTTAGGATTTCTATTTAAAATATTTGTAGCAAAACCTACAGCAATACCGGATGAACCATTTAAAATTACAGTTGGTATAATAGGCAAGAAGTATTCAGGTTCAATTTTTTCACCTTCCTCTATTTTATTTTCTAATAATTCAAAGTCTTTATAAAGTAACCTAAAATTAGGATGTAACTTTCCACTAATATAACGAGGTGCACCTGCGGATGGGGATCTTAAAGAACCGAATTGCCCTATCCCATCTAAAAGAGGTAAAGAGTTTTTAAATCCTTGTGCCATACCTACCATAGAAGATTCCAAAGATGTATTACCGTGGTGGTAATATGCCTCAGCCGCTACTCTACCTGCAAGTTGAAAAAGCTTCATAGGTTTTTCATTACCACTTTTCCAAATTTTGTTTGCAATATAAACTACCTTTCTTTGTGTAGGCTTTAATCCATCTATGCAACTAGGTATAGCTCTATTTTCAACAACATACTTAGCATATTCAAGATACTCCTTATCAAAAAAATCTGTTACTGTTCTTTTACTCATATTTAAAATAATGATTTATCACTTGTCTTATAAATTAATTCTTCTCCTAGAATCTTTTTCTTTCTTGGTTCAGAATCTTTTGAGAACCATGTATCTAATGTATTATCAAAATCTTTGTCTTTAGTTAAAGTAAAGGTTTTAGGATTACTAATAATTTCCTGGTACTCTTCATTCTCCAAGGCAGCAAGACCTTTCTTATATTCAATTGACCATGATGATAATGATCTTTGTTTAGATTCCCATTCTTTATAATCATCATCGGAATAAAAACTTAATGTCTCTTTACCTTTCTTAGCAACCATAAGAGGAGTTTCTACCTTTAAGACTCTACCTTGTTCAAATAATTCTGGCCAATATTTACCTAAGAAATTAATTAACAAAGCAGAAATAGAATTACCATCCACATCAGCATCAGTATACAATAATATTTTACCGTATCTTAAATCTTTAGGTTCATGACCTATCTTTAAACCTAATGCAGCCATAAGAGATTGTACTTCTTTGTTTTGTACAACCTTAGAAGGAATAGATTCTCTTACATTTACAAATTTACCTCTAAGTGGAAATGCGCCTTGCATATTAGGATTTCTATATTGCCTAAATGCAGATGATGCAGAATCCCCTTCAAAGATTGCAAGAGTACAGTTGCTTCTATCACCTCTCTTTTTTGCATCAATTAATTTTACAACCTTTTTCTTATCTAAACCTTTATTTAATTTTCTAAGTTTAGATCTTTCATCAGCAGCTTGCTTCTGTTTAATCCAATCTAATACTGATTGAATTATTTCTGAATTTAAAACTTGTCTTAATGTCTTATCAGAAAGTACATGAATACTACCGAAGTCTTTAGGTTCAGTAATAAGCTTCTCTTTTGTTTGAGACGAAAAGGCTGGGTTAATAATTGTACTATTAATAAAAAGGTATAAGTGATTTTTTAGTTCTGATGGCTTTACATCAACTCTATGCTTTCTTTTAATCTTATCCCTAAGGAATTGTGTAATTTGCCAAGTAATGTTATCTACATGCTTACCGCCATCTTTTGTTTCAACGGAATTTACAAATGAGATTGCTTTAAATCCTGAAGTAGAATGACCTATACCTATTTGCCAATTTTCTGATTGCTCATAAAATACTGGAGTGGTATATAATTCAGAGTATTCTTTAAAAGATTTAAAAGTAATAGGATCTTCATTTAACCAGATTTTTAATTTAGGATTACATGCAGCAATATCATAGAGCCTTTTTTCAATCATTTGAATTGAAGCTTTGTCAATCTTACTCATACCAAATCTTTTAAAATCTGCAATGTATGAAATTTCAGTAAATCCTTTCTTCTGTGATTTTATGGCAGGTTTAGTTTTCTTTGCCATATTATTTGAAAAGGTTTGGGTAAATCTTTTCTTCTTATCACATGTGTCAATTGTAAATTCTTTACTAAAAATATTTGTTAATGTACTACCTACGCCATTTGTTCCTACGACGGTTCTTTCTTCAGTATCGTCAAAATTACTTCCAGTTTTCAAATTACTGAAAATCATTTCAGGTACCCACTCATTATACTTTTTATGAATTTCTACAGGAATTCCACCGTTATCCCAAATGGATATTTTATTTGTAGAAATATCAATAGTAACTTTTACTTGATTAAGCTTAGGATTTCTTTTATGTTCATCAACCGAATTGGATACGATCTCATCAAAGAGTTTTAAGAAACCTGGATTATAGGTAAGTTCTTTAGGTACCAATTTCCAACTCCTTCTATCTAAAAGATAAACTTCTTCAGTATGAGGTTTAACAGAACCAATGTACATACCTGGTCTAAGTAATACATGTTCTGTATCTGTAAGTTTCTGATATTTCTTTTCAATGCTTACTGCCATTCTTTAGATTTATTTTTATATTGAAAAATTTTAAAAGGTTTAATTACCTACCAAATTCACTCCTTAAAATTGACTTAAGATATTGACGGTAAATATCCACGAGCCTTGACTCTTTAGTTTTATTTGCCCATTTGTTATGATAAAGATTAATAAGCTGTTTGAGCGCCGGATAATGTATACCTTTATTATCTTTGTGAGTTAAAACTTTTTCTACCCATTTCATCTCATCTCTTCTTTCTTCTAACTCCATTGATTTTTTTAACTTTTGATTGTTATCCATCCAAGCCCATTCTTTACCGCTATTAATCATCTTTACCTTTATGTTTTTTCTTTCTCCTATACTTTTTTTTATTTCTTATAGGTGTTGGAACACGAAGAGCATCAAACCATTCTTGTTGAGTTAACTTAACTTCTTTCAGTTTTTTGCCTTCGTTGTCTTTTTCCATAGTTTATTTAATCCACTCCTCAAACCCATGAGTATAGGCATCAATTGGATCCATCTCTGGAGATTCATCTAATAAGTTTTCAGCATACTGTTTTACTTCGGCTCTTAAGCCAAAAGCAGATGCTTCTGTTAGAATTTCTTCAATGTGTTCTTCTTCGGTGATCATTCGGTATGGTGTCGGTTCTTTCATATTATTTATGTAATGTTACAAATTCTCCGAAATGCTTATCAAAGATTTCTAACAGGTTATCGTAATCTCCACCCATCATTTCTGTTGTGAGTTCTCCTCTTTCATCAGGTTGATAGTGAAGTTGTTTTGCTAATTTTTGAGCCAATCCAATTAATGCAAATGCATTACCGTCTGGTCCGCTTAAGTCTACATGGATTCTTTCAGATCCAGGCATTGGTTTTGTTGTTATTGCCATTATCTACTTTTTAAAGATTCAATTTTTTCTGTCCCGGTATTAATCATTCTAAATACCTGATTCCACTTACCTTCATCAGCGATCCATTCGATGTCATGTGATGTATGTTTCATTTGCCAATTAGATAAAGCAAATCCGCCACCTGACATTTTAAAATCACCCTCTGAATTTTTCTTAAGTTTAAGGTAATGTACATTGTCACACATACAACTTACCGTCTTAATAATTACCTCTCTTGCTTCTTTCTTTACGGTTAACCGTGGAGGATTTTGTAGTAGTTCTTGATATTTAGACATATTCCGTTTGTTTAATTATATTATAAATATAATCAATTTAATTGGGAATTGAAAATAAAATGAGATCTTTTTTCTAAAAGTTATTAACAATTTAAATAACAGGGTTTTCAGCTCTCATTTTTTCTAAGAGTTTACGAGATATGATTTTTACCTCTTTTGAGAATTCACCCTTATCAATAATCCATTGAATATACCTTGCATCCGTTTCATAAACTTCTTTAAACGGTTTACCTTTGTTTTTACCAAAGTTAAATACAATTTCTCGTTTACCGTTTATTTCAGCAAATTTATATTTACCACTAAGGTCTACTTGATCTTTTCTTGATTCATTTACAACATCATCAATTTCTTTTGCTGTTGTAGGCATATCATAAAGTTCTTTTTGCTTTTGGAATATTTCCATTGTTGCACGAATATCAACGTCGGCTCTATGAGCGCCTTCTAAATCTTTTCCTGTATATTTTTTATATGCAGTACTTAAATCTCTACGTTCATATTTTGAATAAATTAAAAAAGGATCTACTACAGCTCTTTGGCGATGCGAGAATGCAATACCACTTCTCATAAATTCCTCTACGAGCATTGGTACATCAAAGTAAAGCGCGTTATATCCACCTAAGTCACTATCATCAATAAAGTCTAAAACTTCTTTTGCTATTAAATCAAATTGTGGTGCATCTTTTAATTGTTCTGGTGATATGCCATGCTTGTCCTGAGCTTCTTCTCTCATAACTGCATTTGGGCCGGGATTAACTAATGACTGAAAAGAATCTATTTCATTTCCTTCAGAATCGGTTTTTATCATTGCGATCTCGATAATTCTATCGCTACTTGTGTTAACTCCTGTGGTTTCTAAGTCAAACCAAACTATGTTTTTTACATTTTCCATATTATACTTTTAAACTATACTATTTCCAGACTCTCTCTGTTAAATTTTATATAGCTAAAATGTAAAAAGGTTTTAAGATTTTAGAAATTAATCTTCTACTATGATTTTGATTGATTGAATTGATGCAGGTAATTGTCCCATAGTTGAATTAAGTCTTCCTAAAGTAGAATTCATTCTTGCAAGTGTTTTACCCATACCACCAGATTCTTTCTTCTTATCATCACCGCCACCGAATACATCTGATATACTTCTACCTACTGACTCTCCAAAACTTTCACCTTGCCCACTCATAATATCTTTTATCTCTTCAACAGCCTCTGCTAATTGTTGATATGCTTTTGCATTAGAGCTTAATTCACCTGCACCTTTAAATAGTTTTGCAAAAGAATCAGCTTTCATAGAATCAATAGAATTCACAGCATTAGAGATTGATTGAATATCTGTTGCAGCCTTTGCTAATGAACCGTCTTGTGCATAAGTGGATAGTTCTGTTATAAATCCTTGCATATGATCCAAATCATTTCTAAATGTAGGATCTTTATAATACTTAACAAAAGTATCACCTATAGAAGTAAATATCGTTTCTATACTTTGTGCAATAGCAGCTGGATTTTCTAAATCTGCAAATGATTGTAAGCCTTTAGCAATATCAGTTAATGCAGTACCAGCACCATCTACATTTTCAATACCTTTTTGGACTAAGTTTTCATCCCAAGAAAATAACCAATTACCATCAGTCTCTTCCATTCCACCAATTTTCATAAATGCACTACCTACGAATGATAAGGCATTTTTAACCGCAGTGGCAAGTTTACCTTTTTTACTGAAGTCAACTGTTGTAGACATATCCGCAAATGTTTTTAACCCGTTTGCAATATTACTAAGTTCTGCACCAGCTCCTTTTACGGCATCAATTCCTTTCTCTACAGAGTTTTCATCCCATGAAAATATAAACCATCCATCCGTTTCTTCCATTCCCCCAATCGCACTAAATGCAGTTGATACAAATGATAAGGAATTAGTAACAGCGTTTGCAAGTTTACCGCCAGGTTTAAAGTCAATTTCTTTTTCTACTAGTTCTTGGAATGTTTTTAATCCTGTTGCAATATTAGTAAGTTCTTGCCCTGCACCTTTAACAGCATCAACACCTTTCTCCACTACATTCTCATCCCAACTAAACGGACCCCAACCATCTTCTACTTCCATTCCTCCAATTGTACCAAAAGCTTTACTAACAAATCCTAATGTATCTTTCACTGCTGTTGCTAAGAATCCACCTTCTTGGAAAGATTCAGTAGTTAATCCATAATTTTTTTGTAAATCTAAGAACGCCTTTAATCCACCTGTAATATCCGATAGAGCTCTACCTGAACCTTTAACGGCATCAATACCTTTTTCAACTTTATTCTCGTCCCATTTAAATGGACCCCAAGAATCTTCAGTTTCCATTCCTCCAATAGAAGCAAACGCTTTACTTAAGAATCCTAAAGTATCTGCAATTGATACAGCTAAGAATCCACCTTCTTGAAATGCAGCTGCATCTAATTTATATTTCTTCTTAAGATCTAAGAAAGCAGCCAACCCTTTTGTAATTTCAGCAAGAGCTTTACCAGAATCCATTACAGAATCAATACCTCTCTCGGTAGCATTAGGGCTAAATGTATTTCCAAATACTGCACCAAATAATCCACCAGGACTTGCAGGTTCTCCACCTGCTTGTGCGAATGCTCCGCTAACAGAACCTAAAGCAACAGCAAGCTCTTGTGAATCTGCTTCAGTAAATCCTACTGCCTTAAATTTAGTAAGACCTACTGATAATTCTTGTAATGCTAAACCAGCAGCACCATACATAGCAGCGGCGGCTACACCTGCACCACTTTGTACAACTCTACTAAATACATTACCTACATTGGATAAGAAACCTGCCTCAGGATCCACACCTGAAAACGCAGCAGCAACAGCACCTAATGTAAATGATAAATTTTCAGCATCTTTTTTCGAATAGTCTACCTTTTTCATGTCAAGTAAACCAGGCGCCAATTCTTGTAATGCTAAACCGGCAGCTCCATATAAAACAGGTCCTAAGAGAGCAGCACCTGCAGTTGCAGCAACAGCTAATCCTGCTAATGCCATAATTCCACCTATTGCAATTAATATTCCAGACTGTACTAATACATCACCTAAGCCTAATCCTTTAGTAGCTTTTGCAAATGGTACATATCCTAAACTAAATACCATTAATCCTAAACCATTAACTGCTAATGCTAATGCACCTTGTAAAATATTAGATATTCCAAATTTTCCAACTAAAGCAGCAGAGGCGCCAATTGCTAATATTGTAGCACCTTGAATAAGAACATCACCAATACCATTACCTTTTGTAGCCATTGAAAAGATTGCTAAACCTAAAGCAAAAGGTATTAATGCTACACCTAAAATTGCAAGACCTAATGCACCTCTTCTGATTCTTTTAGACATTTTCTTACCACCTAAGATTGCAATCGCACCAGGTATTAATACCAACGAAGCAACCATTCCTATTAAAATAGGTGGAGCTAATATAATAAACATTGTAGAAAGTGCAAATAAACCGATTCCTATTGCAAAAGATTTTAATGCATCTCCTACTTTATCTAAAGTCCTTGCTCCTCTACCAATTCTTTGAGAAAGTTTCTTACCTCCTAATAATGCAATTGCCCCACCTACAACCGTCATAGATAATATTAAGAATGGTATTGCTAACATACCAGGTATAAGTAATATTGCTGATAGAGCTAATGCTTTTGAGAATTTCATTATGGAATCTCCCATTGCACCTAAGGCTTTCGCACCTTTCTTTGCATTCTTTGGTTGAGTTTTAGATAAAGCTTTATCTAACTTAATTATGTAATTTGTAAATTTATCAACAGCCTTTTCAGGTACAAACAGCCACTTCATCATTGCCTTTGCCGATATCATTGCTGCTGCTGATACTAAAGACACTGCCTTTGCCCCAGCTTCTACTCTTTTAGGTTTTACACTTTCAAAAGAGTCTAGTGTAGAAGTTACAAAACCTTTAAATTTACTTAAAGCTTTCTTTGGTACTAATAACCACAGCATCATTGCTTTTGCTGTTAGTTTTGCACCAAGACCTAAATCTTCTAATGTAGCCCCGGCATTACTTTTCTTAGCCTTACCACCCTTTTTACTAAACATTCCTCCTAATGGATTTCTGGATGTGTTTGCTTCAATGGCACTTAGTAATTGAGTCTGAGCAAATGCTTCGTCTATTAATAAACCTACTTGATTTGAATTAGATGAATCACTTCCAGAATTTGCTATTACCCTAAGTAAGTCAGTTTGTTTTTCTAACTGATTAACAACCTCCTTTGTAAAATCACCACCTCCACCTCCACCAGTAGAAACTGCAATAAGAGCATCTAATTTTTCATTAGTGCTCTGTGCAGCAGCCTCTATTTTTGTTAGAGGGTCCATTAAATCTTTAAGAGTTACAGCGGCCATTCAATCTATTTATTTATCAGAACTTTGGCATACTAATATTAGGCATAGATGGTGCTTTAAAAGAACTCATCTGTTTGCTCATAGACTTAGACATGCTGTCCGTATTATATTTATCCGAATAGGATTGAGTATTCTGTTTATCCTCGTCATTACGATCCTTGAGAATCTCATTAAACATTTCTAAAGTATATTCATACTCATAGAAAGGAAGCAAATCCAGCTCTGAAGGCTGGAGATGCAACTTTTCTAATAATAGTACTCGTACTTTATAAAAGTTCAGAAGAGATATCTTGAATAATAAAGAGAGCTTTGATCCCGCCGGGAAACGTGAGCGGAACTGCGACCTCCTCACCACAGCTATCACACGGAAATACAAATTCCGGTTTTACTCCTATTTTTGCTTTCTCTACCAATCTATAAATAATTGAGTATTTGCTAGCATCCCAACCTTGAAAATTTGTAACGGCTGAAAATATTTCTTTATCATTAAATCCTCTCCATTCTCTTTGAATGTAAGGTAAGATAGCTAAGGATGATTTATCCCAGGGTTTATTTTCTTCTTCTCTTTTTCGTATCCAATCGGTAATAGATCTCATAACACCAATTGTTGGTGGTGCAATAGTTAATGACCCGTGGCTTTTAGTTGTAACAGTAAAACATTTATTTTCATGGTCATAATACTTTTCTAATAAATCATCTTTATCATTAAATTGAAGATTGCCTGTTCTTAGCTCCATAGATTCTTGAGATTTACAAGTCCCTGTTTTACAATTCTTTTTTCCAACTGGCATCATCAGTTTATTTTCACCTTCTTTGAATGTTAACTCTCTAATAGATAAGATTAAGTATATTCTATCCTCTTCTAATACATCCCTGTAGGATCCCCTTTGGTTACCATACATAACTTTTGTACAGTTCACTAGAAGCGAGTTTAGCTTTTCATCTACATCTAAAATATTTTCTTCATCTAATGTAGAGAATTCTCTAATCTCACCAACTCTCGCGGCTCTAATATGAATTTCAAAATCTTCTCTATAAAATTGTCCACCAGAAGGAAAGTTTATTAAGTCTAATTTAACATAACCTGTTAATGCTTGTATTCTTTGTATTTCTGGATCATCAATGGATGTTACACCAGATCCTCTACTAGTATCTACTTTACCTAACTCGGTAATTTTACCATCTTCATTTGTTTTTACCTCGGCTTTAGTATCTACTATACCTTCAGCTGCCTCAAATTCTTTTTTAATATTGTCTTCGTGACTACTCATAATTATTTAGTTTTTATTAATTGTTTTTCAGGTGCAGTTTCCTCTACTATATGTTTAACTATTAACTGTCTTACATATTTGGATACTGGCAACGGTTTTGTTTTATTTTCCATTGATTTTTCGATGATGATTGAATTTAAATTATCTTCATCTTCTGGTGTTAAGAGAACTTGTAGTTTTTTAGTAAGTCTCTTTTTTTGTGGAATTAATTCTTGTACGCTTTCGTTATATCCATATTTAGGATTATCGGCTTTATAATTTTTTATCCAAAATTCTAGCCTGTCCATTATATGACTTAATGATTCTTCAGATTCAAATTCTTCAAGAATAGTTTTTTGAAAAGATCTTGTTCCAAAATCTTTAACTGCTCTTTTAATATATTTACCTGCCCCTAAATTGTTAGGGTTATCATTAATCGAATAACCTACATAAACTTTTCCATCGGTTTCATTAACTACTTTAAAGATTGTCATATGTTTAGATTATATAATTTATAATATATATCAGAGTGAAGATAAAAAAACTGGCCCTAGAGCCAGTTTTCTATTTAAAATATTTAAAAAGCTATTATGCAGCCCCAACATTTTCTTCAACCCAGTGATCACAACGATAAGTCATTGTTAAATCAACTGCGTCTGGAGTTTCATAACTTAATTCATCTACAAAATCAGGTTGACCAGTAGGGAATACATCTTTACAAGTAATCTTTCTAAAGATATCACCTGCTCTGTTATATTGTACAATGATCATACTTCCTACATAGTCTTTCTTTAATCCCATTTCACCAGTCAATGGATCATAGATTAATTTGTACCAATTACGGAATGTATTGTAAATGTAATTTTCGTTAGCTTCGTTTAAGTTAAGACTAAAGTTAACAGTCAGATCCATAAATGTTTGACCTGGCATACTTGCAAATGAACGATCAGCAAATTTGTATTTCTGTCCGATTGCATCTACAGAAGGGTTTAAGTTATTTAAACCTCCAATAGTTTTAACTTGCTCCAAGATTAAACCCGTATCATCCCCTAGTGGTGAAAATACAGTCACCTCGAATAAGTTAGGCTGAACAGGTTCGTACCTTTGGCTACTGGCCCTTGATTGGGTATAATGTGGTAGTGGCATAGTTTATTTTATTTTTTTTATATATTCTTATTTAGTTTCCTCTTATTGGAAGTTTCCTGAACTAATAGCTCCTGTTTTCAAAATGGTTGTTCTCTGTACGAGAATTTCCATTCCTCTTACTGGTTCAATATATGTATCTAGGATACCTACATTTTGATCAATAACTTCTGGAGTATTATTAGTTTCGTCCATTACGTTTTTATAATCATAAACACCATCATCATTTTGAACCGTTGCTAAGAAGTTATCAGCAAGTGTTTTAATTTCCAATCTAGTTTGTGCTGTATTAAATTCAAACAGATAGTTTCTAAGGATTGCTTCGATACCGTCTTGGATGTAAATTACAACCTCTCTACAGTTAATAGAACTTAATGCAGATTTTGTAGTCTGCTGTGCAGTTTTATTTGCAAAGATTGTTGGACCAGTTCCACTTTGGAATACAATCGGATTCAATCCAAATGGTTCTAAGTATTCTCTGTCCTCTTTTCCAAGATTAATTTCTAATCCTACAACTCCAGTTCCACCTACAACACCTCGACGAACTCCGGCAACTAATGACCACGGTAAAGCGTTTTCATATTTTGCAATAAAGTTATTTGAAACGTATGCAGCTGGTACAACATTTACATTTCTACCTAAATCCCTAATAGTAATAAAAGGATAATAGAATGCTCCCCAACTCGCACCTTGTGTTTGAGATGGTAATGAGTATCTAACAGTAGGATTCAATGAAAGATCACCACCAGTTGAAATAAACCTAGATGATAAACTTCCAGTTAGATCTTTAAATGAAGGATCTGTATTACTCTTAAAGTCTTTAGCCGACGGTGCATTTAATATTGCGAATGCATTCTTTCTAGTAGAAGCCAATATTGTATAGATCGCTTTAGATCCACTTTCAATACCGTTTCCAAATGTATCTACAATATATCTAAAGTTAATTACATCTCTATCAGTTAATGCCTTAAATAGATTAGTTCCATTTAAAGTACCGTTTAAGATTTCAACTTGTCTATCATTAGTTCCATTAGGTACATGAGTTGAAGTTAACTTAAATCCATCCAATGTAAAGATATTTAAATAATCAATCCACTTATCTATTGGGTAATATAACTCTACTTTAACAATACCTGCAGCGGTTGTTGTTGATATTTCGCTTTGGCATGTTACTAATAATGCAGATTTGTTCGCAGGAATAGTACTAAACTCAGCATTTGTTAATCCACCTTGTACAACATTAATTCTTGTTAACCTTGAGTGAGCTACACCAGAAGGAGAGCCTTCAGAATGTACTAAATAGTTTCCTACAACTATAGCAGCAGCATCAGGATTATCAGATGCTATTAATACTTGGTTAGGCTTTAGCCCAGTTTCAGTAACTGAGTTTGAGATAATATCTATAGAAACATTGTTTGCACCTTTTAGTGT